TATTCCGCCGTTATCAGCGCTATTATCGCCGAAATTACCAGAGGGACCACTATTATCATAGGTCCCAGAATCTCTGGAGATGACCAATCCAAGCTTTTCAGCCTCCTCTCTGTTATCAGGGTTCTCTATAAACTCTAACATAACAGCGGGGTCATTGTCAAAGCGTTTACGCAAAGAGGCCGGGAGAGCCTCAAAAGCGTCCTGTGCTTCAATTAAAATGTTCTGTGCTTGCTGGAACTCCAAGACGGACGAAAAATCGCCGTAAGACGGCGTACCGTTCGCCACATGGGTAACTAAACCAGTTGACTCATACTTACGAAGAATGTTATTAACGTCGCACTCATCTTTAAAGTGCTGTTGAGCCATACTAGGCTCATCAAAGGTAATACCTTCTACAAGATCTCTATCATAAGCAGTTCTGAATTTAGGCATATTATCACTCCTCAGCGCCTGCCGCGGGCAAAGTCGTTGTAGGCTCGGAGACTTCGTGACCTTCGCCTACAGCCGACTTACGAACAAACTCCATAGCTTCATGTCTAAGGCGTGGGATATCGGAACACATAACAGCGCCAGTGCCAGAATCATATTCACCAAGGTAGTACAAAGCAAAATCGGCAGGATACTTAGAAAGAGTAGAGCGAGGATCATTGACAGCCTGATCAAACGCACGAGCAGCTTGAACATCATTTTCAACACAAAACGGAGAATCAAAAAACATAGCTTTCTTATCATACACGGAAAATAATTTCATAGTAAATACCTCACATTTCAATAGGCCGAGGCAACTGCTTCAGCTTTAATTTTTTTACTTTCTCTTTTACATTAAGTCTCGTATAATCAAGAATTTGAGACTGTTTTAGAGCTTCGATTTTACGTTTTGAACGTATTTTCTCAAAGCTTACAGGGTCTATACTATCATAAATCTTGTCATAGTAACGAGGCGGACGACATACTAAATTACCTCTAATAACACATTTATCATTAGGAAATATATCATTTTTGTATTTTAAAAACCATTCGCGCCCGATACCAGGACGGCGACTCATGGTCGTATATTCGGGCTTTCGCCCTTGGTAGTGGCTTTCGGCCACGCTTCCAGTGACCTTTTTAAGGCAATACCTAGCCACATAAGCAGCAGACTCAAGAGAACTACTGCGATAGAGCTTAACATTATCTCTCACACTCCATAATTCTTTATCAGGGAAATCAAAATTAAACAATATAGCGTGATGATGAGGACGCTGGTTAAGCGTCCCATATTCACCACAATGAAAAAATCTTATACCTTCGCCGAATTTTTTGCGAAGACGTTTCATAAACTTTTGGAAATCCTCTAAATGCAAACTACCGTCACGAGCTATATGCTCATCGTCAAATGTAAGCGTGATAAAACAATTTTTATCATAAAGAGAAGCTTCATGTACACATCTCATTGCCCATTGACGAGACCTCTCTAACCGACAACCAACGCACTGACCACAAGGAACCTTAATAGGTTCGCAATCTCTCCAGTTTTCTGGCGGACTAAACAATATAGCAGCTTTTCCAGTCTCAGGATTAATTGCATTAGGGTTACGCCATGCCATCAGCGGACGATAACAAGTCATTTAGATTCTAAAGCCTCCACGCATAGGCCTAGCACGAAGATTACGCTTACGAGTGCGAGAAGCTGTTTTGCTAAATAGCCTGCGAGAACCACGGCGAGATATACGTTTACGTTTTGCCACAATAAGGCACCTACTTTCCAAAGATTTTTTTAATACGTTCTACAAGAGGTACGATAAATTCATCGACCAGCTGAAGAATAGCTAGAACTTTAGTCCACTTATCCAAGTTATCACCTCCTAAACAAACCAAAAATAGAATCAGCATACCCAAAAGCCTTATCAATATAAGGCAAATAAGGACCAATAGGAGAATTATACATACCAGCTTCTTTAGACTTTTTAGCATAATCAGAACGCTGTAATAAACCAAGATTATAAACACCTGTAGCATTACTTGATGCGTTCATAAGCGCTGCTTGCGCTTGTGCGCCATAATTAGCAACCTGTGCAGCCGTAAGCGCTCTAGCATTAGCAATTGAATTTTCATTAAGCCTGTCAAGCCAAGAAGTCATTTTAAACGTATAATCACGGTCAGCAGAAAGCTTAAAGGCCTGTGCAGCACTTGCTAAACCGTCATTTTTGGCTTTAATTTCAAGCTCTTTATTTAGATCTGACTGAGTAGCCATGACCTTGAATTGTTCATTTTGCATTTTACGCTGCAGCCGATATCCTTCGGCAGCATTAGCAGCTTCAGGCATAGAGCCGGCTATGTTACCAAACTGGGAAGTAGAGCCGGCAGGAGTAGAAGCACCAGAACCGCCCATAGCGGACAATATTGGATTAAGACCAGCTGCACGCAAGTCTTTAACTTCACGCTGATGAGCAGTGTTTGACATGTACTCTTGCCATTCACGATTCTCACGAGCCATGGAAGCAGCAGCAGAATTAGCGGACGATTGGCCCCATAGGGAGCCAACGGCACCGATAGCAGAAGATATCCAACTCATTTAATCACCTCTTAAAAGTGGTCAACAAGACCAGGTACGCTATAAACAGGCATTGGACGTACACAGTTAAGACTAAAATAAGTATCAAGCAAGAACTGCGGTTCATCTTGCACAGCAATTACACGAGATACAGGCGGATTATCTTCGATAAACTGAGCGGATAGAGTAGGCAGGCTATCGAATTTTTGAGATAAGTGCCACATATCAAGAGGCTGAGCGTAGGTAGAGCGGAATTTACCAGTAATCAAAGACGGATAATAACGATATTCGGCATAACGTTCTTGATAACCGAATACATCATCATCTGCAGCAGTACCTTGTGCGTAAATCTCCTTGTTAAGAACAGTTTGTTCTCCAAGGTGAGCAAGAGCAGGCCAATAGAAATCAAAGCGAGTTTGACGAGACCAAAGACGCTGCAAACCTTGTTGATAGGTTAAATCTGCACGGACATTTACAAGACCAATAATATAACCATGTTCTACAAAAGATTTTGTAAAACCATGAATCCTACTGGACGTAAGACCATAAGCAGCAAGATTACCTTGAGGGGTAGTATCATTAGTTGCGGATGTCTGCTGTACAGGATTGATATTAATAGGTGAGGAGCTGCCACCGAGATATTCCGGACGTTGAAGACGAGCGTCAGGAGAAACAACACCAAAGTGAGCTCTTAAAATCTCGGTATAACGTGTACCACCACGAGCGTCACGCTCATAAAGGCGTTGAACCTGAAAAGCCTGACGAAGGCTATTAATCGTATAAGCAGTAGCTGTAGTTAAATCAGCATAAATTGAATCAGGTTGACCAACAAGAATATTAGATAAAGAAGCTTTACCAACAGAAGCCTGACCAACACTACCGAAAGCATAAGTATTAGCACCTTCACTCAAAGAGTAAGAACCAATATTTGTAGCAGTAGTGGTAAACAAGTTAGTCAAAGAACCATTAGAAAGGCCATGAATAGGAGCAGAAGTACCAAGGGGAATTTCAACACCAGGACCTTTTTGTGGCCAAGGCAGAGCAGATGTAAAATAATCATGACGCTTCCCTCGTCTAACAAGATTGTAATTTTGAACATCGTCGGGGCCATCTCCTTTTTCGACCGGAAGACTCTCTTGTAAATTCTCATCTCTGAACCACTCATTGTAGATGAGATTATAAGCACGGAACGGCAAAGCATTAACTTCAAGATTGTTTACACCTGTTGGGATACCAAAATAATCAGCAATACTGCCAACCTCAAAAGAACCAGTATTCTTGATAGTCGGAATAAGGAAATCAGTAGAATCGCCCGGATTTTCCTGCTCGCCATTAAATTTCTGCCAATTATCCCAGAGCAAGCGATTAGGAACAAAGAAGAAGAATGTTTCCATGAACATATTATCCATGAAAGGAACGATCGGAGTTGCAAGCCGAGCGAACAACGTACACTTAAGATTAAAGGTATCGCCGGGCAAAACTTCGTCGATATAAAACGGTACAAGGTACCCAGAATCAAAAGTTGTCTTATAACCATGGGAACGGTTAAAAGACGACCGCTGAATTTCAGCTCTTGGAATCTGGCTGAACTGATGAGCCATTACTGAACGCATATTATTCACCTCATAATTATTTATTCAGAAAATTATCGAACTTTGCTTGTATATAGTCGTCACAATGATTTTCAGAATCGGATTTTACATAATATATATTATCGGACGTAAAGTGAAGATTGGTAAATTTCGTTGTA